GGTCACGAAGGCCGCAGAAACGCGCTAGCTCCAGGGGTGAAAACGAGGTTGTCTTAGGTTGGGGTTGACTACGTAATGGAGAAGAAGAAAAGCAAGCGGCCTGGATATCTAACGCAGTATGCCGCGCATGCCGGTATCACGAAAACGGCGGCGGCGGAGCAGTTGAAACGCGTCGGGATCGACTATATGCAACCATTTGACTTTGCCGATGCGGATCGGAAGCGCCAGGCCGCGCGCCATGCTGATCGGATGCCATTTGCCAAAACGATCTATGCCGATCCGCCGAAGTCGACCGAGACTGATGAGCCAGCCGATGAGCAATTTGTCTATGCTGATCACCAGGCGAAGCGCGAGTATTACAAGGCCGAGATCGCGCGGCTGGAATACGAAGAGCGGATCAGTAAACTGATCGAGGCGGAAAAGATCGATGCGGAATGGTTCCGGCTGGCGCGCGTGGTCCGCGATGCCGTGCTGAATATCCCGGCGCGCCTCGCCGGCGTGCTCGCGTCCGAGAACGATGAGAAAAAAGTGAGTCAGATTCTCGAAAAGGAACTGCGCGACGCGCTGGAGGCGATCGTATCACGGGCGAACGAGGAGACGCAGGCTGCATGAGCACTACCGCCTTTGCCGAAATTGCCGAGCGCCGCAGGACGTTCTTCGCCGGCCTCCGGCCTGATCCGCTGCAGACCGTCGCGGAATGGTCGGACGAGCACGTCCGCCTGCCGTCGAAAGTGGCCGAGCCCGGCAAGTGGCGCACGAGCCGCACGCCGTTCCTGAAAGAGATCATGGAGTGTCTCACCCCGTCGCATCCCTGTACCGATGTGACGCTCATGAAATGTGTGCAAATCGGCGGGACACAGATCGGCGTCAACTGGATCGGCTACGTGATCGATCGGGCACCGGGCGCGATGCTCGTGTTCGAGCCGACACGGGAACTCGCGAAGAAGATCTCGAAAGAAAAAGTGAAGGACATGCTCGAGCTCACCGACTGCCTGCGCGGCAAGGTCAAGGATCCGCGCGAGCGCGACAGCGGCAACAATACCTACACGAAAGAATTCATCGGCGGCTTCGTGAATTTCATCGGCTGCAACAGCGCCGTCGGGATGCGCAGCACGCCGGCGCGCTTTGTGATGATCGACGAGGTCGACGGCTGTCCGCTCGACGTGAACGGCGAGGGCCATCCGGTCGATCTGGCGAAAAACCGGGTCGCGACCTTCGCACGGCATAAGATCTTCAAGCTCTCGACGCCGGGCCAGGCGGACACCAGCCGGATCGAGCCGGAGTACAAATCCGGCAGCCGTGGCCGCTACCATGTGCCCTGTCCATTCTGCGGATTTTACCAGCATTTGCGGTGGGGGCAGCTCGTCTACAAGTTCGACGGGCTGGCTATGCCGGAGCGGGCGGCCTATCAATGTGAAGCCTGCCAGGTGCTCATCCCGGAATTTCACAAGGGCGATATGCTCGCTCGCGGGAAATGGGTGCACGAAGATCCTGATAATCCAGCGCGCAGCTTCCATATCAACGCGCTGTATCAGCCCTACGGCTGGGCGCTCCGCTGGTCGAAACTCGCGGCGGATTGGATTGCCGCGAATGAGGACGCCAAGCGCGGCGACGTGCGGAAGCTGAAGACCTTCGTCAATACGATCCTGGCCGAGACCTGGCAGGAGAAGGGCGAGAAGGCCGACGAAGATGCACTCTACAGCCGACGCGAGGTCTATGAGGCCCCCTGTCCGATGGGCGTGCTGGTGCTCACGGCGGCGGTCGACCTGCAAGATGATCGGATCGAGGCGGAAATCGATGGATGGGGCGTGAACGAGGAAAACTGGAGCATTGCCAAGCGCGTGTTTCCCGGCAGTCCGGCGCAGCCGATGGTCTGGAAGGATCTCACGGATTGGCTGCAGCGCAAATGGCTGCACGCCTGCGGCCTCGCGCTGCGCGTTGAGTGCGTCGTCATCGACACCGGCGGCCACCACACCAAACAAGCCTATTGGTACGTGCGGAAGTACCGAGGCCGCTGCTACGCGATCAAGGGGAGCAACCAATCCGGCGCGCCGCTCGTGCCGCCGCGGCCGACGAAGCCGAAGGGGGCCTCGATCCACCTCTACCATGTGGGCACGGTGGCGGCGAAAGATACGATCTTCGCCCGTCTCGCGCCGAATGAGGACGGCGCCGTGTCGATCCACTTTCCAGTAGCCGACGAATACGATCGCGAGCATTTCCGGCAGCTCGCCGCCGAGGAAAAGCGCAATATCTACGAGCGCGGCGTCGAGAAGGGCTACCACTACGTGAAAATCCGCGCGCGCAACGAAGCGCTCGATTTGAAAGTCTATAACCTGGCGGCGATGTCGCTGCTCAATCCGAATTTCGAGAAGCTCGCGGAGAAAATGAAAAAGCCGGTGCAGATCGAGCTCGCGCAGGAGGAAGAGCCTGCGCCCAGGCCGTCGAATAATTGGGTCCAGCGGCAGCCGGCGCCGAAGCCGAGCGCCGCGCCACCCTCACCGATGCAATCATCACGACCCACGCCGCGCAAGCGGGGATGGATGGATAGGAGGTAACTGATGTAGAATCAACACCGTGAGATCAAGGGATATCGAGAACTAAATGAGATCGAGATTATTCAAATGAACGCGATCAAGGCGATGGGTGAGCAACTCGGCAATGCGGTGAAGGCAATGGAAGAAGATTCAAACATTGATCAACGGTGGGTGGCGATTGCTAAAACTCACTTCCAGCAAGGATTGATGGCGTTGACGAGGTCGGTAGCCAAACCGACGTTTTTCTAAAAAGAGATCGGTGAGGGGCGCCACCGAAGGGGAGAGCCGTTAGGCGAATGAACCCTTGCAGCATTTCTGCTGTGTAAGCCGCCCCTCACCACCAAAGGATGGACCGATCTTGACATGGAATACCCGATCGAAAGGCTGGATCAAGCCGTCATCGCCGAGGCCCGCGCCGCCGGCTGCGCCGGCCACGAATGGGAGGATGAACGGCGCCGCGCATCACGTGGGTGGGCCGGTGGTGCTGCCGGCGTTGCCCATGTTCAGCCCGGCGTCGATCGCGGCGATCTTGCACGTCGGGCGCTCCACGGTGCACTATTGGATCGTGAACGGGAAGATCGAGACGGTGGTGGACAATATCGGCGAGCGCTACGTGCTGCGGGTGGAGTTTGAACGATTTGTGAGAGAGTATCTTGGGAGGGCTGAGAAATGAATCCGTTAAATTGCAAAATCAAAGGTCAGTCGATCGTGATCTCCGTCGGGTTCGACGTGTTGAAGTTCGCTACTGAAAACCATCCGGAGTTGTACGACGGAGAAAAGGACCGTGGAAGATATCGGGTTAAAAAAATAAGTGTGTTTGCTAAAGAAATAGTCAGCCAATTGCACCAAGAGGAAGAAGATGGGTCGACGATGTTTTCGAGAATGTTTGACGAGGCCATCTTGAATGCGATCTCGAATGGCGCGGAAGGCGTTGAAGAAGTTGAAGGGTAGACCGCCACTGTACTCCCGTACAGTGAACCCACTTGTCACCAGTTTTCATTCCTGTATACTACCGTCAGCTATGAAGCTGCCACATTGGGTTGAGCAGAAGGTGCAAGAGATGCCCACGACGTTCACCGGTCAGATCCTCATTGAGTGCTGGCAGGGGGGCGTCACGCGATTGGATGTCAAAGAGTCCATGCAGGCGCCGAAAGGCGTCGAATCGCGCAGGGTGGCACTGACGACATAAGTTCTCGGCTCGTTCGGACCACCGAAGGCCACTGTTGAGGGAGCAATCCCTTGAGAGTGGCCTTTTTTGTTGTTGGAGGAGCATGGCAGAGCCCACCGTCGAAGAAATGCTGGTGAATGTCCGCACGGCGATCAACGATGCGCTCGTGGCGGGCGGCGCCATCGAATTCGAGATCAACGGCCGCCGCGTCCGGCGCGATTACAACCAGCTCCTCGAACTTGAAAAGAGTTTGATCGCTCGTTCTACCTCGTCCAGCACCACCGGCGGCAATCTGCGCACCTATGCCTCGTTCGGGAGGCCACGATGAGGCTCGTCGAGACCGTCAAAGGCCGAATCGAGCGCTTCACGGCTACGGTCGATGGCGTGATCAGCGCGATTTCCCCGGCCTGGGGCCTTCGGCGTATGCGGCAGCGGGCCGCGTCGCGCATGTTGGGCGCCTATCGCGGGGCGGAAAAGACCCGCCTCCGGGGCGATTGGCACGCGCTGCAGGGCAGTGCCGATGCCGATCTGTTGCCTGATTTGCCCACACTGCGCCAACGCTCGCGCGATTTGAACCGCAATGATGCCCACGCCTCCGCCATCACCGGCACCGTCGTGGAAAACGTGGTCGGGACCGGCATCAAGCCTCAGTCTCGGCCAGATCAAGACGAATTAGGCGTGGCGGAATCACAAGTTAGGGAGTTTTCCCGCCGGGCCGAGCGGGCCTGGCGCATCTGGGTGAAGCGCGCCGATGCCCAAAACCGGATGAATTTTTACGAAATCCAAGCCTTGATCAAGCGACAGATCCTCGAAAACGGCGAAGTCTTTGTTCTTCCATTGATGATCAATGAGCCCGGCCGGCGCTATCGCTTGGCACTCGAGGTGATCGAGGCCGATCGGGTCAGCACGCCCATCGGTAAACAAGGGCCGAACATGCGCGACGGGGTTGAGCTGGGCGATCGCGGGCAACCCATCGCCTACTGGATCAAAAAGCGCCATCCCGGCGACGTGCAGCTCGGTGTGGCGCAGGCCTCGCAAGAATGGGTGCGTTATCCCGCGATGAACAAGGCCGGCCGTCCGAACGTGCTGCATCTGTACCACGTGAAGCGGCCAGGGCAGACGCGCGGGGAGCCGTTTTTCGCGCCAGTGCTGTCCGCCTTCAAAGATCTGGGCGATTTCATGGAGGCCGAGATCGTGGCGGCCCGTGTGGCAGCCTGTTTTACGGCCTTCATTACAAAGAATGATCCCGCCGCCGCCTACGAAGGGGCGACTGTCGATACGCAGGGCAACCGGATTGAAAGCCTCGAGCCAGGGATCACGCAGTACCTCGCGCCCGGCGAATCCGTCACCTTCGGCGATCCGAAGCGCCCATCGGGCACGTTCGAACCGTTCGTGCTGGCCGTGCTGCGTTCGATTGGCGCGTCGCTGGGGCTGCCGCTCGAACTGGTCCTGAAGGATTTTTCACGCACGAATTATTCCAGCGCCCGCGCCGCGTTGCTGGAGGCGCGACGGTTCTTCCGTGGCTCACAGACCTGGCTGGCCGATCGGTTGTGTCAACCCTGCTGGGAATGGGTGCTGGAAGAAGCCTGGCTACGGGAAGATCTGCCGGCGGTGAATCTGTTAGGTGATCAACGCGACGATTGGATGAAGGCCCACTGGATCGCACCGGGATGGGGCTGGGTCGATCCGGTCAAGGAAGTTGACAGCTCAAAAATGGCGATCGATGCGGGCCTCTCCACCTATGCCGATGAATGCGCGGCGCAGGGCCGCGACTGGGAAGAAGTCTTTGCGCAACAGAAGCGCGAGCAGGAGAAGCGGAAGGAGTTGGGACTCGTGGCACCGGCTCCAGACAAACCAGCTGTCGCGGTGAATGGCAACGATGAGGATGAGCCGCTTCCATCTGGCAGGCAGCCTGCTCCGATTGAAGAGGAAGACGGCGAACCAGTGGGGGCACGATGAATCCTACAGAGTTAGCTGCTGCGTTGATCAATCAGAGCGTCATCGATCTTGCCGATCAGTCGCTTGACCTAGGGCTTGCCGGTGAGCAGCGCTGGTTTCGCGCCGATGTGGCGCGCGGCATCGAACTGAAGGAAGGCAAGCCATCGGTCGATCGTGAGAACGGCGTGATTTACGGGTATTCCGTCCTTACGAAGGGCCCGGCGCTGGGTCATGG